AACAGCAATTACTGTTTCATATATCAATCATGGCTACCAACTTGGTGATAATATTTACTTTTCTATACTCAGCGGCACAGCAACAACGGACACGTTGACAATTGTTTCAAAAACAGCAAATAGTTTTACCTGTACCGCTGCAACTAGCGTAACTACGGTAGGCAATGTTTCTGTTGCACTATCTACTGTGTTTTCGGATGATCGCTGGACTGAGATACGAACACGCCTACGTTATTTACCTACACCAACGAGTTCACTTGTCGGTGAGCGTTTCACAGATCGAATAGAGGAATCAGACCCCGGTTTATCTGCCACCTACTCAAGGACCTCTAGTACGGTTACTGTAACTTGTTCAGTTGCCCATGGGTTGGCTACAGGTAATGAGGTCAATTTAAATACAACTTCCGGGGCGGTAATTCCAGGGCTTTATAAGATTACTGTTACGTCCAGCGTTGCATTTACAGTTACCACCATTGAAAGCGGCAGCACAAGTGGGTCGGCCACCGTATATCGTTTAGTTGAAAAATTTAATTACCAAGATTATGTGGGGTACACCGTAAAATCCATAGATACGTCTAACAATGAACTTGTATTTCAGCGTACAGATAGCTATGGTGCGCAGACGACAGATAATGTAACCAATATCGTTGTTCCAGCGCAACGTGGTTTTGCTGTTGGCAAATTCCTTACCACGGAATTAAGGTATCAATGTACGTGCCCGGACTATACACGAAGGGAATCATATAATCTTTACAATGAAAACCAACGCGATAAATTCCCAGAAACCGCAATAACTTCAGTCAAACCTGGCACCACCCTGAACAAAGATGGCACAGTTTCCGATGTTCGAGAAAATATTGGTGTATTTAGTGACCTAGGTTATGTAACAAGCAATAATTTTTACCAGCTTCCTGATTACCAAGACAAGGCAAAAGGTTGTTATACCAATTTACAGTATTATCAATTGCGGTGGTGCAAACACATATATGCATCTTTGTTTTCTTTGATGCACGAAGAAGGTAATATATCTTTTAATATTTCTAGTTCCTATAAGCAAACAAATAGCCCCAACGTAATCATCACCTCACCCAACCATGGATTAACTTCCAATACAAAAGTACAGCTAGTTGTCACCAGTGGATCTGTATTGAGTGGACAATACACAATTGGTAGCGTCATTGATTCTAATACTTTTTCAATTGTTTATCCATACGCACAAACAACTTCAGGATATTGCCACGTAGAAAATCTTAAGGAACATGATTATGTTGATGTTTGGTTGCGCGAACCAAGCGATCATCCTGTGGGGGATGGAGCTGATTTATTTTATGCAAATTTAAGAAAAGAACACTCACGTGTTCAACAAGGCGCTGAGCGATTGGCCATGCTTAGAAAAGGGAAGAACTGGTTGGGTTCAGCAACAACAAGTAATTTTAAAAATCAACCGCAATCAACTGGGAATTATCAACCATATATTCTTACTTCGTTGCTCACGGATAATATACAACGCGATGCCTACGGCAATATTGTTAGCTCTAGTGGTACGGTACAAAATAGCACGCAACGAATGATTGCAGTTGTCAGCAAAGTTGTAAACTTAAACCCAACTTTAATTGTTAGCACTAAATTTGGTTTTCTTGATCAACCTTTGATTAATTACACAGCAGACTATCAATTTGGTTTGATTGATGCTGGGCAATATTTAAATGGTGTTACGACGGACCCCCTCAATAATTTTGTTTCTGCTGGTTCTTTTGTTGTCGGGTCTTGGTACGTCATCACCACGGTTGGTACAACGGATTTTACAGCCATTGGGGCAGCATCCAATGCCTTATATATTGAATTCCAAGCTACAGGCGCAGGTACAGGTGATGGTACTGCCGTTGCAATGAGTACAATAGATTGCGTCACTTATGATCCGCTCACAGCACAGCAAAATGTGGTTGACTGTGGCACCTACGGATAGTAGCATCTTGACATGACTGAACAAATTTTGAATCGGCGATCTTCTCTTTTATATGACCGCCCACTACCAACTCGCCTGGGGACAGCGGAAATTGCGGTCAACTACAATCCAGGGGATCCAGGACTGTACTTTGCAGATAGCACCGCAGCACCCAGTACAGGGCTCATCAAGGTCGGCCCAACCTACATTGGCAGCACAGCACCAAACAACCTCCCAACTGGCTTTACAAGCCTTTCGAGGGGTGAATCCTGGCTAGATACATCTAGCACTCAAATATTTAAACTTTATGACGGCTCCGCATGGCAAACCAACAAGGCCGTTGCATCTATTTCTACAGGGAAGCCTTCTAGCCCAACCAATGGTCAGTTACATTACGACAAAACCCTGAGCAAAATGTATATTTATGACACCGCAACGACAACTTGGCTAGCCACCTAACCCGGTAATCCCCCAGTTCGAATTAAGTAGTCAAGGATACGGTCTAATTTTTTATGTACTGATTCCATTTCACGTCGGAAGTCTTCTTTTAGAACATAATCACGGATGACGCGATCTTCCAGGGTATCCAAATCATCTTCAATGCGTTCCAAACGGCGATCAATTTTATTTTGAAAGCCTGCGAACGCTTTGGTAATACCGGTAAATGCACCGACGGCCCCGGAGGCAGCTGCAAAAATGATGTCCAGGCCCACGTTAAACTCAATAAGCTATTACTATTCTAATGGATTCAACAACTTAGAATAAACCTAGAAAGAAGTGACGGTGTGACGGCAACCTACGACCCTAATATTGTAGGTGCAATTCAAGCACTCGTTGACTTGATGTCAGGCAATGGATTTGCAATGACCCGCGAACCTTACGCTCCAAATTATCGCGGCCTTGTTGATGCCATCATTGACCTCAAAGAGGGCTTCCCGGTTTTTGTTGCCCCAGAGGTCGGATTTAGTGCCACGGCTGGCGCCACGATTACCCAGGGGCAACCTGTTTATCTGAATCACTCTACAGGTTTTGCGTATCCGGCAATTGCAAACAGTACCGAAGACCTGGCGCATGTTGCTGGATTTGCCAACCAAACACAAACAAGTGGTAATCAAATTCAAATTCTTGTTGCAGGCACTTTGCCCACCTCAGGGTTAAGTGTCGGCAGTCATTATTACCTCTCTGCTAGCACTGCTGGCTCAATTACAACAACACCTCCCAGCGGAGCGGGTAAGTACGTCACTTACGTTGGGCAAGCGGTGACAGCAACCAAGTTATCAATTCAACTTACTACTCCCATTAAATTGAGTTAACCATGGCAACTAGAAAACCTATTGCCCTGGTCAGCGGTCTGTTCCAGGAAGTCAATACTCCAACAGATAAGTTAGATTTTGCTGGCAATACAACAACCGATCTTCTTGAAGGGACTAATCTTTATTACACCCCTGCAAGAGTATTTGGTGCCCTTTCAGTAAGCAACAGCGGCACAGGCTATGGCTCCCTGGCGTACAGCACAGTAACGGGATTATTTACCTACACCGTTGTTACCGACGCTAATATCCGTGGCAGCCTGAGCATTGCGTCAGGTTCGGGATTGACGTACAGCAGTTCAACGGGGCAGTTCGGGACCAGTTCAATCCCCAACGCACAACTTGCATTCAGTTCTATCACACTGGGCAGCACTTCGGTTTCGCTGGGTGGAACTGCTAGTACCATTGCGGGTCTTACAAGTCTCACCGCTACAACGGTAACTGGCAGCACCAATGTTATTTCAGGAGCAGCTGGAGCAGCAAACAGCATTACCCTAGGTAGCACTGGTATCATCTTTGAAGGCGCCACCGCTGACGCCAACAAAACTACCGTCAATGTCACAGACCCTACTGGCACCCGGTCAATTACTCTCCCTGATGCAAGCGGTACCGTTGCATTACTCAGTTCAATCTCTGTTGCCAATAGCGGTACAGGTTTCGGCAGTCTTAGTTACAATAGCGGCACTGGAGCAATCACTTATAGTGTTGTTACAGCGGCAAACATCAGAGGAGTTCACTCCGCTTCTACAACAGGCACAGGGTATGGCACGCTTACTTACAGCAGCGCGACTGGCAATTACGATTTTGCTGTTGTTACTGATGCCAATATTCGTGGAAGCCTCAGCGTTGCTGTAGGTTCTGGTTTAACTTACAGTTCCAGCACAGGTATTTTTGGTACCAGCGCAATACCAAATAGCCAGTTAGCAAACTCTAACGTACAGATTGGTAGCACCTCAATTGCGCTTGGGGGCAGCACCAATACTATTGCAGGTCTTACATCTCTTACCGCGACTACACTTTACGGTGGGACGTTAGGTGCAGCAAACTCCCTATATCTCGACGGAACTGCTAGTGCCCTTGTATTTCAAGGGACCACCGCTACAGCAAATACTACAAAAGTTGTTGTAACCAACCCTACAGCTACCCGGACAGTAACGCTTCAAGATGCTACAGGTACGGTTGCATTAAGTGCAAATAACCTATCATTTTTTGCTTCGACAACTTCAGCTCAGCTGGCGGGTGTTTTAAGCGATGAAACAGGTACAGGATCTGTTGTATTTTCCACGTCCCCTTCGCTAACAACACCTTCTCTTGGTGTGGCGTCCGCTACAAGTATTAATAAAGTTGCAATCACTGCTCCGACCACGGGTTCCACGTTAACTATTGCAGATGGCAAAACTTTAACGGCATCAAATACCCTTACATTTGCGGGCACTGATGGGTCAACTATTACCTTTGGCGCAGGGGGTACAGTTGCTTATTTAGGAGTGAACAATGCTTTTACTGGTGCTAACACATTTACAAATACGACTGGCCAAGTTTTTAGGCAAACATCTACTCAAGATGGAATTATACTTAATGGCCGCGCCGGTGGCAGTAGCAGTTATGCCACTACGTTGACCCCAACAACTCTAACCACTAATCGCACTTTAACGTTACCAGATGAAACAGCAACATTGGCCTCGCAGGATTTTGCTACTGCGATTGCAATTGCGTTAGGATAGTATTATGTCAACACAAGTACAATTCCGTAGGGGCACGACTTCTGACATCGCCGGCTTCACGGGAGCTGTCGGTGAAGTTGTTGTCGATACTACAAAGAATACGGTTGTAATTAATGATGCCATCTTGAAAGGTGGTTATCCTCTGCTGCGTGAAGACTGCTCAAACATCAACTTGTCTTCTGGTTCTTTAGCTAGTTGCGCAATTAAATTTGCCAATAGCTCCGGTACGGGGATCATTAGCCCGGCAGTTGGTTCATTGGCGCTTGTAACTAATGGTGTGGCAGGGCTTACAATAGATTCATCTGGTGCTATTACCATTCCTGGAAACGTTTCCATTACAGGTAATGTTTCAATTGCAGGATCGTTCACTTCTTCTGACAACCTCGCCCTTATCGTTGCTTTAGGCTGACATGGCAAATACATTCACAAAAAGCACCAAGTCCAGCCTTTCAACTGCTGATGTAACTTCCAGCTCAGCCACTAATGTTGTGACGGCAGGGGGTACGGCCACACTTATTATCCTCAGCATTTTGATTTCAAATAAGACAGGCAGTAGTGCAAATGGGAACGTTTACTTGCTACCTAACACGGGCGATGCGGCGTTTTTAATTAAAAATGCACCGATTCCTGCGGGTTCTTCTTTGGAGATGATCTCTGGTAGTAAGGTAATCATGACACCAAGTGATGTTCTCAGGGCAAGCTCGGATACTGCAAGTGCATTAGATATTACTATTAGCTACCTGCAGCAGACCTAATGGCACTTACTAAGATTGATGCTGACGGCCTAAACAGCAACGTCTTTAATGTTGTTGGGCCTTTCCGTAACCGTTTTATCAACGGTGGAATGCAGATTGCGCAACGTGCAACTTCCGCTACGGTGACTGCTGGTACTGCGGTCCCAACTGCAAGTACCGGTTACCCTTCCGTTGATCGTTGGTATGTCTATTCCACAGGTGCAAACGTTACAGCAGCGCAAGTCGCCGGTTCTGGTGCGGTTAAAAACCGCTTGCAGATCACAGGTGCGGCTTCTGTCACAGCTGTTGGCGTTGGCCAACGTATCGAACAGCTCAATTCTTATGATCTTGCTGGCAGTAACGTTACTCTCGGCGTTGATCTCGCTAACTCCCTCTTAACAACGGTAACCTGGACCGCTTATTACGCCACTACAGCTGATACGTTTGGTACAGTTGGAACTCCGACTAGAACGCAAATTGCAACCGGTACGTTCACAGTTACCAGCACGGTAGCTCGTTACACTGCTAACATTGCTATCCCAGCCGCCGCTACGACTGGTGTTGAGGTTGTCTTCACTGTTGGTGCGCAAATCAGTGGTACGTGGACGATTGGCAATGTTCAACTGGAGTTAGGTTTGGTTAGCAGTACGTTTGAGAGCAGGTCGTATGGGTCGGAGTTGGCGTTGTGTCAGAGGTACTACGAGAAAAGCTACGACCAGGGCACAACTCCTGGATCAGCCACAGGCAATGGAACGTACTGGTTTACAAGCCTAGCTACGACAGCAAACGTTTGTCAGGGTGTTTCTTTTGCTGTCGAAAAACGCGCAGTGCCTACTGTTTCCGTTTGGGATACAGCTGGAAATGCAAATTGCTGCTCTTGGGCTAATAGCTCAGCAACAATTGCAAACGCCTCTTCTCAAGCAGTTCCAGTTCAATTCACAGGGACAAGAGCGCTAACACTGCGCCAATCAAACGGAATTACTGGTGCCGTAACAGTTGGGTACCACTGGACTGCTTCTATTGAGCTTTAACCCATGACCTACCAACTCACCGCCACCGACACCCTCCTCCGCCTAGCAGACGGCGCCTTCATCCCTGCTGATGAGTCCAACGGAGATTATGCAGCCTACCTCCAGTGGTTAGAGGACGGCAACACTCCTCTACCCAACCCCGACGTAAAGCCCTACACCTGGGATCAAGCCTTATCAAAGCGTAACGCTGCACTAACGGCTTCAGACTGGACCATGACACCAGGCTGCACCGTAGATCAGCACGCATGGGCAGTGTACCGTCAGATCCTGCGTGACATCCCCCAGACGTTTGCAGGACGCGATCCGCAAGAGATCATCTGGCCCGTGGAACCAAAAACCCATGGCCCCAACACAAAACCAACGGAAGAAGCAGAGCAACCCGTAGAAACACCCGCTAATGTTGTGGCAGAACACGAGGCCGCAGCAGCGCAAACAGTTATGCCAGTTGAAGAAGTGGCCCCCACTACTGTAGAGGATGCGGCGATTGCCTCAGAGCCTGCAGCAGCTACAATTGATACTACTGAAGTACAGTAAAAATGGGTTACTTAGGCAACAACCTCGTAGCAGCTAATTCAACTTATCGGTTGATTGATAGCCTTACGTCTAGTTTCAATGGCACGACGACATCATTTGCTCTTACCGTCAATAGTGTCACCCCAGTCCCTTTTCCCCTTAACGAACAGAACGTCTTGATTTCTGTCGGTGGTGTACCGCAGAAACCAGATCCTACAGGCACTGAAGGTTTTAGATTTTCTGGTAGCAATATCGTTTTTAGTTCTGCTCCCAAGACAGGTGAAGCTTTTTGGGGTGTAATCCTGGCAGGTGCCGATTATATTGCAGCAGGTGTTTCATATCCTGATGGCGCGGCTTCTGCACCAAGTATTACATTCGGTTCACAGAACACAACCGGTTTATATCGTCCAGGCTCCGGTCAACTTGGCGTCGCCCTGAATGGCGTTAATACTGCAACCTTCTCCAGCTCAGGATTGACACTGAATGGTTCAACGTCGGGTTATACAATTCTTTCCGCTCCGGCTGCTGCTGGCAGTAATACGTTGACGCTGCCAACAAATGGTGGAAGCGCTAATCAAACGTTACTTACGGACGGTGCAGGTAATCTTTCATTTGGAAGTAGCGTTGTTTCTGGTACGTCGCAAGCAACAACCAGTGGCACCAGTATTGATTTTACCGGGATTCCAAGTTGGGTGAAGCGGATTACGATGATGTTGTCTGGCGTAAGTTTAAATGGAAGTTCCGTACTTGTAATTCGACTGGGGACTTCTAGTGGATTTGCTACCACCGGTTACAACACCATGATTGGTACGATAGCAACCGCAAATAATACAACCCGAAGTTTTTCGACGACAACGCATTTTCCGATTCAATATGGTGGCGATCCTAGTTACACAGCGGCTGGGAATATTGTTTTTACAAACTTAACCGGCAACACTTGGACGGGCACGGGAATATTTGTAAATCCTGTTGCTGGAAATTTTGACAGCGTATCAGGAGGTATTTCTTTAGGTGCGGCATTGACTCAAGTACGCCTCACCACTTTCAACGGCACCGATGCATTTGACGCAGGCAGTGTTAACATTTTGTACGAATAATGCACTTCAATTTTGGGGACAATCAAAGCCAAGGTTGGTACAGTCTTCAAAAAAGAACCGGTACCAGCTGACAAGCTACCCAACAGGCTAAAAGCAGATGTCATTCAGAACCGTGAATGGCATAATTGCACCATAATTGACAAGAAGAACAACCACACATTGGTACGCTTACCATCGGTCCTTGGTGAATGGTGGGTACAGGATGACTACTGGTGGGGACTGGATGAACGCCCTATACCACGCAAAAAACTTCCTGTAACTACAGAAGTTGGTAGGTTGCATCTGCACGTACCTTATTATCAGCAAAAAACAATTGAGGAAGGCGGTTATAGAAGCTCCCTTTACTTATCTTGCGCCTGTGCAGCCATGTACTTACGGCAGGAAACATTCCTCAATCCAGATGAATACTACGAGAGAGTTCAAGCCTTTGGTGGACATGAATCCCCCTACGCCAATGTTGACCTACTCCGCAGCGTAGGACTCAAGGCTACTTACTACAAGAATGGTATCCAAGCAGATTTTAAAAGAGCAATTGATCGTTGTTCACCCATAATCTGCTGCGTCTTAAACCAAGGGCCAATGCGGGAGGCATGTGGAGAAGGCCACTGGCTTACCGTTGTAGGGTACGACGAAAATAAGAAGCGATATATCGTCAATGATCCACTTGGCCGATTCTGGCATCGTGATGGAGTGTATGAACATACCAATGGTGAAGCCGTTGAATATTCAGATATTTTTTTCCGTTATAGATGGACCGTAGAAGGTTGGGCGACGGGGTGGTACATCGTTTTTGAAGGCTGGTAACCGTGTTAATATCAAGCCAGTTCTTGGATTTTTATGGAATCTTTCATTGATGACCTTGCTTCAGGATTGAAAGCACAATTGGAGGCATTGGAACAGGAGATCCGAATGGCAGAAACGCAACTAATTAGCAAAAAAGAAGGATTTTTAAAAGTACAAGGCGCCCTGGAACTCATTGGGATTATTAAACAGAAGCAAAATCAACAAGAAAGCGAAAGCCTGTTGGCCGGCATTGAGTAATATCAAATAATATACCCCCATTTGGGGTACGGGCACCCAATATTTGAGTACAAACGTAGAGCCTGCGACAAGTTTATGCACCGTAACTTGTGTTTAGAGTTTTAGGCTCTCTTATGTTCGATACAGCACACGATTACCTCACTAATCTTGTTGTTTTAAGCCCAAAACTAGCTCGTAAACGTTTTAGGCAACACATTTTTGAGTCTTGGGGTTGGAAATGTGCTTATTGTGACTGTGATTTGAACGAAAACACCGCCACCATTGATCACATCCGTCCGCGCCACAAAGGGGGCAAGAGCACCAAAGCAAACATGGCGGCATCTTGCGTAAAATGCAACTTTCAGAAGGCATCTCGTCCAGTTTTTGATTACTACAACGAAAATCATCCTCACTACTCAGAGCAAAGAGCTAGTAAAATAAAGATGTGGGTTGAACAGCAACCAGCGCACCTACATTTAACTTCACTATCTACGGAACACGCTGTTCCATACTTGGATCATGATAGCTACCTCTGCTGGACAGCCAGCTAATCCTCAGCAAGGCAGCACCGCCCCCGTCCCTGGGCAGACACAAGCACAGGGACAACCCAAGCAGCCACAGAAAGATCCAAAGCAGTTTGCGCAAGGATATGCTGCTGTCATTCAAGATGTCATTGATCAACACAAGCAGTTCCGTATCCCCACGCAGTTTGACCAGTTGGACCAAGGTGCCCAGAGCATGGCCCTGAATGCCCCTGGACGCGCCCCCGATTACACCAGCTGATCATGGCAGACCACGCTAAAGCAAAGCGGCTTGCAAAAGCCCACATGAAGTGCAACTGCCCACAAAAGGCTCCCCCTGGCGATACGCATAAGAAGGTAGTCAAAAGCTGCCACGATGGCGTAGAAAAGATAATTCGCTACGGGCGCAGAGGGTACGAAGATTACACGCAACACCACGACAAAGATCGCCGAAAAAATTTCCGGTCTAGGATGGGGTGTGACAAAGTAACGGATAAGAACACGGCCAAATACTGGGCCTGCCATGATCTCTGGCCAAATGGTTAAACCAACCGACAAAAAAGATTCCTGCTACCGCGATCTCGTGCAAACGTTACGGGATAGCATTTACGTATATCACCAAACCACCATCGTTCATTGGAATTTGATGGGTGGTAAGTTTTATTCAATTCATAAATTGACCCAAATGATTTATGAAGAGATGCAAGAAGGCATTGATACCATTGCTGAGCACATCCGATCCTTGGACATCAGCGCTCCTAGGTCGGTAGAAGACCTGACCTTTTCTTCGTTCCCCAAGTTAACGGAAGATTGCTTTGCTCAAGATAAGTTGATTGAGCAACTGGCGTCAAACCACGATAAACTTGCCCTTAATTTTGAAGCGTTGGCTGCTGCAGCTGAAAAAATTGGGGATCAACTTACCTTGGACTTAGCCGTAGAACGTGGACGAGTGCATAAAAAATTCCAATGGCTACTGAAGAGTACGTTAAAGTACAAGGAGTAAGCAAAGGCAAAGGTAAATGAGCTTTTTTGAAAGCTACCAGCAGACAGTATTTTTTAATTTCCCTGCTCTGACGGTACCTGGGACAACAGATGTTGTAGAGGTCTACACACCGAACTACTTGTCTACCCGCAACTACACATTAAACGTTACCGTCACCAATATAAACACGAGCGTAGTTGTGCGCCTAGACGGTACAACAGATGGGACAAATTTTGGCGCAATGATTTCTAATTCCATTACAGTAAATGGTACTTACGCTTACAACGTAACAGGATTTCCTATGAGGAAATTGCGGGCAAATTTTTTTAGTGAAACTGGTGGGACCAATGCAAGCGTTCAATTCAGCATTGCCGCTAACTGATAGCATTGGTAGAATAAAAGCAATGTTCTAGCGTTCAGGGGTTCTGTAGTGCCAGCCACATCTTTTGAGCATCTTTTTCCCGATAATCAGAATAGGTTTTTCAACCCGGTACCGATTACTAGCGGTGAAACGCTTACAGATCCTGTTGGCAAGCTACGTGTCTCTACCCCGCAAGCACTGATTGATACAGACTTTGAGTACGGCACTCAGTCCACCAAGTGGGAAACGCTCAACTTATTGAATAATCGCCCCAGTGCGTTTTATGATGTAACTGCTCCCATCACATTCACAGATGTTACTGGTGCAGGTACTCGTGTTGTTACCGTAAGCGCTACTGGATCTGGTAGTGGTGTCTTAGTTGTAGGCACCCCGATTTTTGTTCAGAGTACCACCAATGCCGCAGCTAATGGTTGGTTCCTTATTGATAGCGTTTCGGCGGGAACTAGTTTTACCTACACTGCAAATGCTACGGTAGCTTCCGGTTCAATTTTTGATACCACTAAAACGTATATTTTTGCCGGTAATTTTTATACCAATGCTGGAATTCCTGTAGCTACAGGTAGTGCTGCTGCATTTGTGAATTCAGGCACAACGGTTACCTGTACTACAACTAATAACCATGGTTTGACGGTTGGTGACGCCATTTTTGTAAAAGGCACCACGGCCACAACCAACCCTCCTAATGGGGCTTGGATTATTCAAACTACGCCTACCAGCAATACATTTACATTTACCGTAATTAATACTCCCACTGGGGGGAACATTACTGCTGCTGGCGGCGCTACCGGTACGCTATATCCCCGCCCTTATGGTTCTGTTATTCATCGTTCTTTTGATGGTGGCGTTTCTTTTTCTTCTGGTTATCCTTACTCTGGCAATCAGATCATTCGTCAAACTCGCCGTTATTTCCGTTATCAATCAGGTAAAGGCATTCAATTTAGTACCGGTACCTGCCTAAAGCCGGCTTTTAACGTTAACTCAATTACGTCCTCAGGTGCTACGGTAACCGTAAGCCTTGCTACTTCTCATAACTTAAACGGAAACTTCAATAGTGGTCAAGGGGTTGCGGTTTCTGCTTCTGCTGGTGCAGCATTCACCAATAGTGCAGATATCAACGGGGGCTTAACAATTACTTGTGTGACAACCAATGTACACGGGTTCTTGCTTGGCGATACTATTGTTGTCAAAGGCACTACTGCTACTACCAATCCTCCAAATGGAACTTGGATAATTTCAAAAATTATTAGCACCACGTCTTTCCAATTCATTGTCACAGCTGCCCCAACTGGATCGATCACTGCCACAGCCGGTGCTACTTCTAGCTTGTATGCTCAGCCAGGTGGTCCTTATGTTACCGTTTCTGGTTGCACTCAGTCTGCATATAACGGTACATTCTTGGTTCAGACAATCCCGTCAGATACTTCTTTTACTTATACAGCTGCTGCTACGCCGAGTTCTTCTCCAGCGACCGGATTTCCAATCACGGTATCTCCGCAAAGCTGGTATGGCTCCAGAAACAGGATTGGTCTTTTTGAAGAGCAGAATGGTTTCTTCTTTGAATTTGATGGTCAAACCTTATATGCTGTAAAACGCAGTTCAGTTGCCCAGCTTTCTGGTACCATTGCAGTCAATAATGGCAGTGTTTCCGTAACAGGAACTGGAACAGCATTTAGTAGCCAGCTCACCCCTGGAGATTATATTGTTATTCGTGGAACCACCTGCCTAATTCAATCTATTGTTAGCGATACATCTATTATTATTTACCCCGAATATCGCGGTACAAATGTTAGCAATTGTGTAGCAAGTAAGCGTATTGAGGAGAAATATCCGCAGTCCATCTGGAACATGGATCGTTGCGATGGTTCAGGCGCTAGTGGTTTTGTCCTTGACCTAACCAAAATGCAAATGATGTATATCGACTTTGCATGGTATGGCGCAGGTGCAATTCGCTTCGGTTTTAAAAATCAAAACGGCGAGATTATTTATTGCCACCGTATTCCCAATAGTAACCGTAATACGGAAGCCTACATGCGCTCGGGCAACATTCCGGCACGTTATGAAGCTAACTTCTTAACTCCATTGACCACCTTGGCAAGTACCTTATCAAGCAGCGCGGTTGATGTTATTACTGTTGCAAGCACCGCAGGATTCCCTCAATCGGGTTTTATTAGCGTAACAGCTTCAGGTAATACTGGTGCAGCAATTGAATATATTCAATACAACAGTAAAACTGCAACAACATTCACCGGTTTAACTCGCGGTGTTACTAATTTGGTTGGGCCAGGGGGATTGACTGCTGGTGGTGGGGGAACGGCGCAAACTTTTACTTACAGTGCAACTGCTCCTATCTCAATTGCATTGTTCCCTGCACAGTTCTCTAGTACGCTATCCCA